AAGGCCAACGGCTTTGATTCCTTGCACTTGAAGCACGTCTTCATGTCAGCACTTCCAGCGTTTAAGGGATGCTTTAGCGCGCTCCGCCGGGCCTTTGGCGTTCTTGACTACGCCTTCCATGCGGGCGCAAAAGCTGGCTTTTCGTCCAGCATCTGCTTTTGTTTTGGGGCTTGGCGCGGGCGCCTTGAGGTTGGAGCCAGTGGCAGCGTTGTACTTAGCGCGGCCTTTGGCGGTCAGGCCAGCGCCCTTGCTGACGGGCAGCTTCTCGCCCCGTCCAACGCTAAGAGACACGCCTTTTTTCGCCATTTACGCCCCCATCCAAGAGGTTGAGACAGTACCGTAGCCCATAGACCGCGCGGTGCGTTGCTTGCCTTCGCGCGACTCACGATGCGCCACGGGGAAAGCAAACGTCAACGCAATCGCATCGGCTGCGTCGGGGCTTGCCAAACCACGGGCTTTCATGTCTTTTTTAGACTCCAGGTAGATCGTACCACGCGAATCCGGTTTCATCTTAGGCGAAATCAAGTCAGACTTCAAGAACCTGTCGTTGGGAATGCTCGCCGACTTGAGCCAGTCGCGCATCTCACCCCAGATTTCCGCTCTCTTGTTGCCGTACATGATCGGATTCTTGGCCTTGTTGCCGAAGTTCACGCCCCTGATCTTGTACCGCTGCTCCTTGAGCCGGTCCACGACGCCTGCCCCTAGCCCGCCCTCGTCGATGTTGACCAGCGTCGGCTTGAACTCCTCGATCGCGTCGATGACGTGCCCGACCACCGTCATGGTGTCGTCGCCCCGGTGCCTGATCAGCTTCAAAATGTCCCGCCCCTGACGCACGGCGATGACGGTCGCGTCCGCCCCGAACCGCGCCGGGTCCACGCCGACCACGATCGGCGCCGATTCGTCCTTGTACGGCTGCCGCTTCATCGCCGCGTCCACGATGCCGATGCTGATGAACTGGTCGTCGCCCTCGTTCGGGAACTGGCCGTACACCTCGACGTGCGCCTGGCTGCTGTCGGGTCCGTATTCCGCGATGATCTGCTCGTAGACCTGCTTGTCGGTGCCCTCGACCGTCCTTGCGTCCACAATTTTCGACTTCCAGAACTCGCGTTTGCTGTTAAACGCCTCGTAAAAGTACCCCGTGTTGCGGCGCGGGTTGGAAAACGCCAGCCAGAAGCGATTTGGCGTGTTTTCCGTGAAAAAACCGCTTGTCACGGCCCAAATCGAGTCGTCAATACCCGACGCCTCATCAAAAATCACCATCACGCCGTCGAAGTTGTGTACGCCAGCGTAGGCGTCGGGGTTTTCCGCCGACCACAGCCGCCCCTCGACGCCCCAGTAACGCGTGCCTTTTCGCAGATCGCGCTCGACTAGCTCGGTCAGCCACTTGGCCGGCATCAGTCTGGTCGCGCTGACCTCGAACCAGTGGCTGTTGATCGACATCGCCAGCCACTTTGTCAACTCGGCCCAGGTGATACTACGTAGCTGGCTCTCCGAGTTAGCCGAGATGATGGTCGTTGAGCCGATCCGCGTGGACAGCATCCAGTCCGTGATCCAACTGACTAGCGCCGACTTGCCGATACCACGACCCGAACTGACTGCCAGGCGCAGCACGTCAAAATCTAGACGGCCGCCGTTCTGCTTGATGTGCTCGGCCATAGTCGCGAGCACCTCGCGCTGCCACTTGCGCGGTCCGGTGAAGTGCTCCAGCGGCGTGCCCTTGACGCCCCACGGATACGCGAACATCACAAACGCGAGCGGGTTGTCCTTGATGGCCGGCGACCACAGCCGAGCCATTAGCTCCTGCTCGTCCTGCGCGCTGTAGCGTGTGGTCTGCATTACAGATCAAACAGCGGGCTGACGAGCCAGATGATCACTAGAAACAAGGCGATCCACAGAAGTATCTTCACCAATGACCTCCACGACGTCCAACACGCGGCGCTGCGCCTCCTGTAGCGCGGCCGTGATGCTGATCTGCTGGTTGACGTCCACACTAATGGCCTGCTTGGCGACCCAGCCGTGAACGTTCTGCAAGATCGCCAGCGCCGCCTTGGCGTCGCCCTGCTGCGCTGCCTGGTGCAGCAACTCGCTCATCTCCATCTCGCCCTCGGCGCGGCCCTTGAGTTCGGCGTACTCCGCGATCTCGTCGAACTGCTTGAGTAGCTGGTACTCCTTGGGCAACATGCCGGCGGCCAACGCGAGAGCGTCGCCCTTGAGGCCGCGCTTGGCAGCCTTGTATATGCGATGGAGCCGATCCTCAGTCGCACGCAACTGACGCGGCTCATACGGCAAAGTCTCGAACATGCGCGGAATATACCAAAAATTTTTGAAAAAAGAAAAAAGTTTTTGCATCCCCTCCGCTGCTGTGACCTTCACCCCGTCGGCCCTCCCCCCCTCCCCCCTGGTCGGCGGCCGGTCGGCCGGGCAGGCGGTCGGCGGTCGGTCGGGCAGGCGGTCGGCCGGTCATGGGCTTTGGGTCATTTGGGTCAGTTTGTCACGCGCCAGCAAGCCGCCGGCCGGCCAGCACCTGGGCGCAAGGCTTGGGTCATTTGGGTCATGACCGGGCCATGACCCAACTGACCCAACAGTCATGGGCCGCGCAGGCTTTGGGTCATTTAGGTCACTTTGTCACCGAGTTGAAGTTAAGCGACCCCCTTTGCGGCGGCTGGCGGCGCTGGTGCAGTCGAGGCTGTACACCATACTGTATACAATATATCTCTCTCTTACTCTTACCTATACTCTAGATGACAATTTGACCCAACAGACCTCATTTCTATTGGGGACGCGCATGGGTCATTTCGCCTCGCCAACACGACCAAACCGCAACAATCCATGACCCCATAAAATACGCTGTTGCGTATTTCTACGATCTAGCGTATTATTTGCGCTCCTATCAACCACTTGGAGCGCAACATGCCCACAAAAGCCCCCTTGCTATCTCTCCCGCACGTCAACGATCGACACCACCTCTACGATCTGTTGTCTGTGCTTCATGTGCGCGGCCATCTCACGCGCAGTCAGCTTGAGGTCGTCAGCTTGGCCGCCGCGCCAGCTTTGCCCGCCCCTGTCGAGGTGCATCAGCGCACGCCCAAGGGTGTCGTTTACGTGCGCGCTGGCGAGGCATCGTTTCGCGTCAACATGCGCGCCAAGCTGGTTAGGGTTTATCCTGATGCCGACAATGCTTGACAACGTAAAGAAATCCCTTACACTACAGCCATCGCAACAACGCGATGCACATTAGGAGCAGACAGCATGACAACACAACAGAAAGAAACCCTGATCGGCTGGCTTGGCCTTGCACTCTTGGTCTTGCCTTTCATCATCCTTTAATCAACCCAGCCCGGCGCAAGCCGGGCGCCAACAGGAGCGCAACATGTACAAGGTAATCGTCTGGCATAACGATAGCGTCAACGGCACGCATCAGTCCATCCTCGCAAGCGGCGCCAGCAAAGCCAGCGCGCTGGCCGCTTTCGCAAAGCACCTGCAGCGCCCGGCATGGATGAGGAGCTTCACCGATAAGCACCGCGTGCAGCTTCACGGCCCGGCCGGCTTTGTCTGCGATATCCCTGCCGTCTGATCAACCCCGCGCGGCCCGAGCGGCCGCGCATTGTTCAATCAACTAAAGTAAAGGCAAATCACCATGCAAGTACATTTGACCCTCAAATCCGCCAACGTCAAAACTGGCCCGATTCCCGTTAGCACCACGTCCAAAGAGTCGTGCCCGACAGATTGCGCGATGCGCGGAGAATGCTACGCGGCCAGCGGGCCGCTCGCGCTGCACTGGTCCGCCGTCACTGCCGGCCAGCGCGGGACGGACTGGTCAACGTTTACCGGCCAAATCGCTGCGCTGCCAGACGGCCAGTTGTGGCGCCACAATCAAGCCGGTGATTTGCCCGGTGACGGCGCGACAATTGACCCGGTCAAACTTGGCGAGCTTGTCGCTGCAAATCGCGGCCGTCGCGGGTTCACATACTCTCATTACCGCGACGGCGCGTCGTTGTCGTGGATTCAAACGGCCAACGAATGGGGCTTTACCGTCAACTTGTCCGCAAACGATTTGCACGACGCGGATGCGCTGGCCGACACCGGCGCCGGGCCTGTCGTCGTCGTGCTGCCGTCAACTCAGACTAGCAACACCGAGACACCGGCCGGCCGCAAAGTAGTGATTTGCCCGGCCACCCAGCGCGACGACGTTTCCTGCGCGACATGCCAACTCTGCCAGCGCCAGCGCAGCACCATTGTCGGGTTCCCGGCTCACGGCTCGCGCCAGCGCGTGATTAACATCCGTTTGGCCGCGTAAGATCGTCGGCTCATGCGGCCATGCGGCCGCATCGGCCGGGTGATTTTGCCCGGGTAACAGTAAGGTAAACGACATGGCCTACACGTTAAAGCGCGCGGTTTCCGGTTTGTCACTAGACGACATCAAGCGCATCTATGACCAAAACCCAAATATGACACTGCGCGAATTGTCCAATTTGACGGGTTACGCGGTTCCGTTTTTGAAGAAAATTCTCATGGAGCAAACACCATGCAAGTAAATCAAACCCTTACCCTGCACCTATTCGGGCGCCCTGAGCGCGTCCGCATTCTCGCTATCCGGCGCGCCGGCACTGTCGACGTCGAGCGCCTATCGGACGGAAAGTGTTTTCGGGTAAGCGGGCTATGAGACAACACTACACACCCGAGCCTGAGCGCCGGCCTAACATCCTGCGCGATCTCCTGCAAGCCGCTATCGTCGCTGCGCTAATCGGCGCGCCCTTTGCCCTTTATTTTTGGAACATGACGCCATGATCACCATCACCCACAATCGCGCCACTTTCACTGTCAAGCCCGAAAACGCCGAACCGACACGCGAACTACTGGCCTTGATTGACAAGTCCAAGGGCCGCAAAGGCGCCAAGTTGACCCGGCCCAAGGGCCAGGCCAAGCACGATAGCAGTAAACGCCATTTCCCGGCGTTTGCGGCCGGAATGAGCACGGCCGATTATGTGGCGCGCTACGCGGCCCTTAACGGCCATTTGCACCTTGCCAAGGTGGACTACGAGCACGCCGACCGGCCAGCGGCCATGTTGGACCCGTCAACCCCTGAAGTGGTGGAGTTGCCATGCGAACAATAGGCTATTTGCACCACTTCGGCGAGATCGAGCTTGATTGCGAGCTTGAATATGACCCCGGTCAGACGGCTGACGAGATCAACCCGCCGTTTCCGCCGGCCGCGTACCTGACCAGCGCGAGGGTCGGCGGCGTCGATATCCTGCCTTTGCTCGGAAACGATCTAATAGGTCAAATCGAAGAGGGCGCGATATGGTCGCGGGACTAGTTGCGGTTATACTGGTCGCACTGCTAGTAGTCTTCCTCGACCTCTGAGCAGTTGCCACCTCCTGTCTTAGCCTCCACCGGCCACAAGCCCGTGGGGGTTTTTCTTTACTTGACCCGCACCATTGCCGGCGCTGGCGCATCCTCGCACAGCCGGCGCAGGTCCGACTTAGTGTGATCGACCATCGACGGGTGACAGTACACGTTTTTCTTGGACGGGTAGTCGCCCGACGCTAGCCGCCCTAGGTTGACCCACCCGGCCTCTTTAAGGGCGTGCAGCAGCGCAGCCTGGGGCACTTTGACCCCAGAGGGTGCACTGCCCGCTACGCGGTCGCAAAGGGCGTGAAAGGGTGAGCCGACGACGCCCTTGGCGAACTCGCCCCGCCGCGCGCGCATCATCTCGACCAGGTAGGACTCGGCAATGCTCATGCCATGCTCGACTAGGTTAGCTTTGAACTCAGTCCAGGCTGGCGCTGCGGACGGATTGAACGCGGACACGTCACGGGCGTGCAGCCAAGCGGCGATCGCCTCATAGCCGCCGGCCTTGTACCAGCCCCACAGCCGCGCGGCGGCGTCCGGGGCCATGCGCGGCGCGGTGGACCAGATCGCAAACCACCGGCGGTCTTGCGAGTCCAAGCTGATCGGCACAGGGTCATTGGAAAACGCAAGAACAAACATGCGGTTCAGACTGTCATACGGGTGCAGCCCCTTGCGATTGATCGTCAGCATATCCGGGGGCGCGGCAATCACGGGCTTGAGCTTGTTGGCAAGGGCGCGGCGGTCCTTGGCCTCTGGCTCTTTCAGTTCGTTGAGGATGAGAATCTCGGACTCCAGCGCGTAGCCCCACTGGCTGCCAAGGGTGTCGTTGTCGAGCAGACCCCGGTTTTTCAGTTGCGGCCCGCACACAGCCCAGATGAACGGCGCCCAGAGCGTATCCTTGCCGCAACCTTGGTCGCCACCATGCAGCACGGCGTGATTGATCTTCACCTCGGGGTGCTGGACTTTGTACGCCATCACGTTAAAGACATGCTCGCGCTCACTGGCCTCGGGGATGAGCGCCTCACAGTGGGCCAGCCAAGGGCTGACGTCGGCGCCGGCGTCGGCGTCGATCGGCGGCCGGGCGTCGCGCCAGCGGTTGCCGTACACGTCGCCATCACGCGCCACCAGCACGCCTTCACCGGCGGCGTAGGTGATGCCGACTAGGGCGCGGGCGCCCATCTCTTGGCGATTCTCGTCAAAACAGTAGCTGGCCTCAATCTTGGGCTTCTTGCCGAACCGTGACCGGCATTCGATGTGCCGAAATAGCGCGTTGAAGGTGCTGCGGCTGATCTCGCGGCGGTCTTGCAGATCAAAGTAGTGGTCGCCCTCTTGGACGTAACAGAACCGCTTGTACCAGTCGGCCATTGTGGTGCGGCCAAGCTCCTTACGCTCCACCTCGGCGATCACGCGCTTGGCCTCGTCAGGGAACGCCTTGGTAGGCTCCAGCTTGTCGAGCGCGCCGGCCATCATTGACGCTAGTAGCTCATCGCGCAGGCCAGGGGCGTGGGACGGGCCACCCTGCTCGGCCACCCACTCAAGGAACGTGTTGCTGTCCAGATCAATGCAGTGGCTGTGCAGGCAGCAAAACGCCCGCATGGACGGGTTGTAGCGGCCTTCCGGGTTGCCGTCGCTATGCTCGGCGCTGTTGGGGCAGATGACGCCGGCCCAGCCCTGCGCGTTGGGCTTGGCTAGCACCAGCCCCTGCCCCGACAGCCACGCCAGCACGTCGTCAGCGCCGTCGTCGGACACGCGGATCGGGCGGTAGGGGTTGCTGCCGGCCTCGGCCGGGGTGACGCCGAGCGCCTCGCATATCTGGGGCAGGGTGAACTGCCGTTCCGGGTGAAACTCGACCAGGCGCGAGGCGAAGCTGTTGCGGTTAGGTTTGAGATTCACTGAACCAGGTAACCGGAAGTTACGCACCGGGTTGATTGCGCCCCTGTCGCTGTAGCCGGCCTCGGCGATCGCTAGGATGGCCGCGCTGTACTCGGCCTTGGTCGGCTGGTCGTCCAGGCCGAAGGCGTAGCCCCACTGGACGCTGCCCTCGCTCGTCTCCATAATCCAAGTCGGAGCCAGCGGCGGCGTCTTGGGCGCCTTCTCAGGATCGCCCACGTCGTCGAGCACCATGCAGAGCACGTACTCGCAGTTGGCGGCTGAGGCGCTGACCTTGCCGTCGGTGAAGCGGTCAACGATGAAGCTGGCGGTGTTGCCGTAATACGACTGCCCGTCCTTCATCTTGTGCGTGGGCAGGAACGCCGGCCAGGTGGCCTTGACCGCGCCGTCGGCGTGGTACTGCATCTGCCCGTCCTTTAGCTGTGGCTTTTGCCTGACAACCAAGAACGTCTCGCCTTCGGGCGCGAGATTTGTCATATACTCCAAGAAATCCATCAATAGCTCCTTTGGTGAAGACGCCCGGCAGGCCACTACCTGTCGGGCGTTGTTGTTTTAGGGGTTTGCTGACTCAAAAATTTGCGCTAGTGCGTTGCGGCGCGCAGCCACCGCTTCAAGCAAATTTTTGTACGCCCCTAGATGTTTTTTGCGACGAGCGCGGTTAACGTACGCTACCCATTCGCCTCTACGCGGATCGTAGGACACGCCAGTGTATCCGCTGCTATTGTTGCATCGCAAAGGCCCGTTAAGACCATTGAGAGACTGCCCAACATCGCGCAAGTTAGAGATGCGGTTGTTGCTACGGCACAAATCTTTGTGGTCTATGTTTTGGGCCGGCCACTCGCCATAGACGTACAGCCAAGCTAAACGATGCGCAAAATGTTTCACGCCGTCGATGCTTACTTTGGTGTAGCCGGCGCTA